TGGACTGATACTGCATTATTCATTATGCGTTTTGTTGGTCCACCATTTACATTCTCGTTTCAACAGGTTGGTACAAACTGTGGATTAATTGGACAGAACGCAGCTGTTGAGGTTGATGGTACAGCGTATTGGATGTCAGAGAATGGTTTCTTTAGATACACAGGTAAACTAGAGTCACTACCATGTTTAGTTGAGGATCATGTATTTGATGATATTAATACAACACCTAAACAACACATTAATGCAGGATTAAATAACTTGTTTGGTGAAGTCATATGGTTTTATCCAAACTCAGGTTCTGGTGTTGTAAATAGAATGGTTGCATACAATTATCTAGATTCAAGTCCCGAGCGACCAGTGTGGACTACGGGCACACTAGCTAGAACAGCATGGGAGGACTCTGCTGTATTTGGTAAACCACACGCAACAGAATATGATGAAGACGCTGAAACAGCAGACACAGATGTTAATTATGTTCATGGTAATACAGACGGTGCATCAACATACTATGAACATGAAACAGGTCTTAACCAAGTTAAATTAGGTCAAACAACAGCCATTACAGCAAACATAGAGTCTGGAAGTTTTGATATCGGTCAACAAGGATTAGCTGGTGATGGTGAGTTTATGATGAAAATAAGAAGAGTGATACCAGACTTTTTATCACAGACAGGTGATGCAAGAGTTACACTTAATTTAAAAGATTTTCCTAATCAATCAAAAGCTAGTTCATCTTTAGGACCATTCACTATTAATAGTAGTTCAACTAAAATTGATACACGTGCTAGAGCTAGAGAGGTATCTTTAAAAGTAGAGAATACTAGCACCAGTCAGTTTTGGAAACTGGGGACATTTAGAATAGATTACCAACCAGACGGAAGAAGATAATGGAAAAATATGATAGGGCATGGATTAAAAGAGCATTAGATCCGTCAACTCCAACAACTGAAGCAATGGAAACTGTTAGAACTGGAAGTTCTGAATACAAAGGTAAAGAAATATTATTTCCTACTATTAGATTAATAGATGGTAAATTAGTTAAACTAGGAGATAAGGCTATGGACTTTGCTATAGAAAAAGGAGATTACATAGAATTTGATAATGCAGAGGAAGCCACTGCTTTTTCAAAAAATTTATCTAAAATGATAGACAACGCTAGAAAAACCAATAAAAAAATAGGAAATAATTAATGCCATTAAATAAAAAAGGTAAAAAGATAATGAGTTCCATGAAAAAACAATATGGTAAAAAACGTGGTGAACAAGTATTTTATGCATCACTAAATAAAAAGAAGATTAAAGGAGTTAAGAAACGTGGCTAGAATAGTTCAAGCATTAACACAACCAACAGAGGACTACGATCAACAAATACAACAATCATTTGTTAGAGACGTAGATAGTATTGTACAAAAATTAAATACAACCTATCAACAGGATTTAAAAGACGAAGCAGAGGCGGAGGCTTTTTTCTTTGGCTAATTCATTTGTAAATAAAAAGGTAGATTTAACCTCTACATCAGAAACAACTTTATACACGGTGCCGTCAGCTACCACAGCCATTATAAAGTCTATATTGGTATCGGATGACTCTGGTAGTGGAGATACAATTACGGTAACTATTACTGATACTAGCTCAAATGTATTTAGTCTTTTTAAGACAAAATCTATATCTGCCAATGGCACAACAGAATTATTATCAGCCCCTTTAGTATTAGAAGAAAGTGAGATACTAAAAGTGACTGCAGCTACAGCTAATAGACTACATGTAGTCCTTTCGGCCCTACAATCTAAGCCTAGAGAGGTTACAACATAGTCTTGATTTACTTGTTAAAAACAAGTAATAATGTAAATTCAGGTGTAATCCCTGCCTTTTAAAAATAACAACATTTAACATATATGATCAATAGAGCAAAAATGCCAAGACAATTACGTGATAAAGGTGGGATAGCCAGTGTTACCCCTAGAAAAAAATATGGTCTTGGTAGTAAATTAAAAGAGAGATTTAGAAAACTTGTACCTAATGAGTTAGCAGATATTGCAGTTAAAGCTGCACCGTTTGTTGCACCTTTTAATCCTGGTATTGCAGGGCTTATGAGAGGTATAGGTAGGTTTGATCAAAGAGGCAGTATCAGCGATGCATTTAAACAAGGAATTGGGACTTTTGCAGCAGGACAGTTATTTAGACAAATAGGTGGAGCAGGGACTCAAAAAAGTTTTTTAGGAACACCTGGAGATAGATTTACTTCACCATTAAGTGCAGATAGAACAACTGCTATAAAAGATTTTTTTAATCCACAAGAAAAATTAGGATCTACCTATGATGAGGCAGGTTTAGAAGTTGCAAAACCTACAAAAGGAACCACCGCTAAAACAGTTGCAGGTGGACCAGAGTTTGTAACTAAAACAACAAAAGCGACTATAGATAAAATACCTATCATAAATAAACTACCTGAATTTGCAAAAAGTCAGATATTAGTTGGCGGCGCAACTGGTGCAATAACTTATGTTTATGAAGCATTTTTAAAAGAAGAACCACCACAAGAAGAGGGTGAAACTACAGAAGAGTACATGGCTAGAAGAAAAGAAAATGTAGGTAGAAAAATGAGATCTTATTTTGATAATTACTTTAAGTTTGATAGAGATTATTCTGCTATGACTGACGAACAAAAAGATGCTTTTATTGCTAGAGTTAACGTAGCAAAAGGCGGCATGCCAACAGGTGTTATGACAACTAATAAAGCTGGAGTTATGGAACGAGATTACAGAGATAAAGGTGGATTTGTACCAGTAGGTATAAAAGAAAAAGCAGATGACGTGCCTGCCATGTTATCTAAGAACGAGTTTGTATTTACAGCAGACGCGGTTCGAGGAGCAGGCAACGGCAGCATTGAAAAAGGAGCACAAAGAATGTATGATACCATGAAAAAATTAGAGAAAAGAGTAGTATAATGGCAGAAGAAAATCAAACAGGTTTAACGGGTATATTAGGTGGCATTGGAAAAGCTGCGGGTAAATTATTAGGAAGAAGAGGAGAACAAGCGGAACGAGATGTGCCTTCTTTTGATAGTGGTGGTTTACAAATTGTTGTTATTGGCAAAGATGGCAAAATTATTGAATTGGGTGACATAAAATCTAAGTCTGGAGTAGGATCTTTACTTGGAGGAGTAGGTAAGGGTTTAGGTAAGGGTTTAGGTAAGGTTATGGGTGACGAATCCGAAGAACCTTTTAAATTTGATGCTCAAAAATTTATGATTCAACAGTATAAAGAAGAAGGAATACAGCCTGAAATATTAGGAGAGGGTTTTCAAGGGGATGAAGAATCACTTGTAATTAGAACACCTGGTGGTGGAACAATGATGATATTGTTAAAAGATTTTATTAAAAATTTTGGAATACCACCTATGAAATTTAAAGGTATTGAGAGAGACGCTAAGGATCAACCATATAGATTTAATCAAGGTGGCAGAGCAGGTTACGCTGAGGGGACACCTAAGAAGTTTATGACCGATGCTGAATTAGAAAAAGAATTTCCTAGTTTAGCTAGAGGGGAAATGTATTCAGAAGAATATGAAGCTGGAAAAGAAGAAGCCATTAAAGACTTTATAATGAAATTAAGAGAAATGGGTTTAACAGATCCTATAAAAATTAGGGCAGCTGTTATGAAACAGTTTGGTGAAAATAGAGCATCAGGCGGCAGAGCAGGCTATCAAGAAGGCGGTGTCACAGAATCAAGAGTATTACCACCAGAGTTTATAGAAGCAGCACAAAAAACATTTTTAACAGATTTATCTAGACAATCTGGTATACCAAGTATTACAACAGCTGTTCAACAACAACCGGGTGAAACAGCAGAACAGTTTGCAAATAGACAAGCACAAGCACAACAGTTTCAAATTACAAAAGCGGGCATGGCAGAACTTGCACCGCAAGTAGCAGCACAAGATGCCTTGCAAACTGCAGCTAGAACACAGGCAGTAGATCCAACAACAGGTCTTGGTTCTTTTCAACCGTTTTTAGCAAAAGCAGGAACAGCTGCAGATGCAGCGACTGCTTTAACAGGAGCAGGGGCGGGAACTGGAACAGGAACCATAGCAGAATATACATCACCTTTTCAGCAACAAGTTATAGATACGACTCTTGCAGAGTTTGACAAACAAAGACAAGCACAACAAAATCAATTAGCAGCTAGAACATTGGGCGTGGCTGGTGCTTTTGGTGGTGGCCGTGAAGGTGTGCAAAGAGCCGAGTTTGATGCGGCAAGTGACATGAACAGAGCAAGATTAGTTGCAGACCTACAACAAAGAGGTTTTGAAAGTGCGGCGCAAAGACGACAACAAGACCTTGCAAACCAAATGGGTATTGCAAACCTACAATCAGGTTTAGGTGGCAGAGCGCAAGACTTTAGTAGAGCACAGATATCTGGCCTTGGCACACTAGGTGCACAAGAACAAGCACAACAACAAGCAATACTAGATGCAAATAGACAAGCAGCAGCCATGGCAGTACAAGATCCAAGAGACAGGTTAGCTAGATTTGGTCAAGGTATAACAGGACTAACACCAGGAGCGGGAACAGTTCAAATAGCTCCAACTCAAGCTGAAGCAGCATCAGGTGCAAGTCCGTTAATGACAGCGTTAGGTTTAGGTTTAGCGGGTGCTGATATATATGGCAGAATATTTGGAGCTAAAAGATAATGTCAAGAATATTAAAAAGACCGATGTTTAAAAGAGGCGGACAGTCTAATGATGGTATTATGTCTAATGTTGTGGATAGAGAGCAGTACAGCACAGGGACAGATAGATTTGGTAGCATGACAGAAGATGAAATAAGATCAAATGTGAAAATGCTTACAGAATTACAAGACAGATTTGCACCGCTACCTACAACAAGGCTGCCTTTGGGTGAGGTTGGTTTTGCTTTAGCTTCAGGAGCAGATCCAATAGATGCTTTAGGTTTAGGGTATAAAAAATTTGTAAGTGACGATGATAAGTTAAGAGCGATTAGAGATAAAAGAAAATCGGCGGCTGTGTCTACAGTCTTAGGACAGGCGTTGAAACCAGTTAAAGACACAAGAACAAATGAGATGATAGCGTTAGAAGAATTATATGGAAAAGGCACTGCAGCATATAAAGCTGCGTTATCTGCATTACTTTTAGAAAAAGTGCGACCTAGAGAGGGTTTTAAAATATTAACTGAAGCCGAGGCTAAAGATTTGTTAAAAGGTGCCTATCAAGAAGGTAAGGCTTATCAACAAAATAAAGATCCTTTGTCAAAAGACTTTAATAAAGTATTTGAAATAGGCGGCAGTGGGACAACCATACAAAATATTATTGGTGATAAAAAAGAGGAAAAGCAAAAGTCAGGTCAATTAACTAGTGAGGCTGCAATTAATAAGGCTATTTTAAATGTTAGTTTTGTGTCGGAGATAAGTGAAAATATAGATAAAATAGATGCTATGTTGAGTGAAAACCCTCAAATAGCTGGTTTATCTGGACAAGTATTAAGGTTTGGAAACAAAGCAGTTTCGGCTGCTGAAAATTTTGGTCAGGGAGATAAAATTAAAAAGGTCTTAGAGACATTTAAACTTAAAGATAAAGTTATAGATACAGATATTGCAACATTAGAGGCTTTAGAGGATGCTTTAGCGCCTGCTTATGCTAGAGTGCTATTTCCTGATGCTAAAACAATAACAAATGAAATGATACGTATAGCTAGAGAAGATATGAAAATTACTGGATTTACCGGAGCAAGAGAAGTACAAGACAGATTAGCAGAAATTAAAAGACAGTTTTCTGAGTATATAAAAAATCAAAAAATTTTAATAGGTCAATCTCAACCAGAAGAAAAGGTAGGAGATTTTATAAAAGGCACCGATGGAATTTACAGGTTGGAGCAATAAATTATGGGTATAATAACTGTAGAAGGATTAGGAGAAGTTGAGATTCAAGGGGATGTTCCAAACGCAGAGGAGCAAGAGGCATTAAAAAAAGCGCTACAGAGTTTAAGTGAAACAAAAGAAACAGATACAGAAGAAGTAGATACCAGTGAGGTATCATCTGATTTAGGGGACTCTATAGAAGTTTTTGAAAATGAGTTTATAACTTCTGACATGATTAATTCTAATTTAGAGAAAGGCGATGAAAAAGAAGGTTTAGATAAATTTGGTCTTGATAGAGCTACTTTTGAAGCAGCAGGCGGAATATTTGGAGCAGTTCCTGGAGCTACTTTAGGGCCTCCAGGTGTAGTTGCTGGTGGAACAATAGGCGCAGTGGGTATGGGCCAACTCTATGACATATTACAAAGCTATATTATAGATGAGCCTACAGATTTTATAACTCAGTTAGGTAGATCTAAAGACGATTTACAAAGAGAGGCTTTACTACAAAGTGTTTTTGCTAAAATACCCGGTTTATATACAGGTTTTAAAAAATTTGCTTTTGGAAAATCTGATGAGAGACTATACAGGTCTGCAAAAGAATTGGGTTTTCCGTTAAGTTTAAGTGACTCAGGTAATATAATATCTAAATCGTATGGTCGAGTAATTGGTGTATTTCCTTACATTGGAAATCCTGTAAAACAAGCTGCAATTAAAAAAGCTGATTTTCTCAATAAGGCTGCAAACGATACTCTAAATGTTTTTGGACCTAATGTTATATTAACCAAATTAGGTATTAATATGGAAAAAGCTGCTAGGGCAACTTACGGAGATTTTAGAATAGTTAGTAAATTTTTTTATGATGATTTTTATAAATCAGTTAGTAAGGTAGGCAAAACTCCAATAATATCAACACAAAATTTTAGAAATCAATTAAAAACATATATAAAAAATATTGATGAAGGAACAGTTAAATTAACTTCAGGTGGAAAATTAAAAGATCCTAGAAAAGATGCTTTATATAAGTATGCTAAACAAGCTATAAAAGTTAAGCCTTACATAGATGCTACTCAATACAAAGCTTTAAATGAACAAATTAAATATTACATGAAAATGGCCATAAAATCACAAGATAAAGAACCTATTAGTCTTTCAGTTTTAACTGGCATGAAGGGTGCCCTAGAAAAAGATTTAAGACTATTAACTAAAAAATCATACAGAGATAATTTACTTAAAAATGTTTACCCTTTAAGTAAATCAAAACAAAGATTAATAGATGATAAACTTTTATCTGATATCGCCAATAAACTAAAATTTGCCGATGAAGTTTATGCAAACGGTGTTCAAAACTCAATACTGTCTAATTCAATAAGAAAAAAATTAACTCAATTACCTGGGGAAACAACAAAAGAATTTGCAAAAAGAGTTAAAGAAGGAAGAACAGAGGGGAAAGCGGCTTTTACTAAACCTGTAGCATCCGATTTTAAAAAAATAGATAAAAATATTTTTGGTCAAGGATATGTAAAAGAGGGCTCTATCACTGCAGATCAATTAGGAGATGCCTTATTAAAAAGAGGAGCTAGTCCAGAGGTCTTTAAAAACTTAAGATCATTAGTTGGAGAGCAACAATTTAAAAAATTTGTTAGGTCAAAATTACAAAAAGCATATGACAATTCTTTAATAAAAGCTGGCGGTGAAGATAGAGTGGGTCTAGTGTTTGACCCTTATAAATTTGAACAAAATTTAGGTTTAACAACCGATAAAGGTAGAGAATTGTTAGAGGTTATGTTGCAAGGTTCAAAATTAAATATAAAAAAATTAGATAGTTTTTTTGATCTCGCTAAAAATCATGCGGGATTAAAAGTTCCAGATGTTAGCTCGTTTGTTGCAAGAAGAGCTGTTTTAGGAGGGACAAGATCTTTAATAGGAGGTGTTATAGGAACCGCCGCTGTAACCACAAATCCTGTAATAGGATCAGCCCTTATTTTTATGGCTAGAAAGACATCTAGATTTTTAACAAATCCAAAACAATTAGATGACGTAATGACTCTTTTAGACCCTAACACACCAGCGAATCAAATGAAAATAGCATCTTTAAAATTAATGGACGCTATGATTAGTGATAGTAAAACTAAACAAGAGGAGAATGATCTTAAATTAATGAGAGAAAACATAGAACTCATGTCATTAGATCAAATAAAAAAAGGTCTACAAGATACTATTGAATCCTCACAAGAATTTTTAAACATGAATGATGAAACTAGTGAAGACACAGAGGAGGCACAAAGTATTGAAGGTGACACGTCACAACTACCTATTAGAAGAGTGCCACCACTACAAACACAAGTTGTAAATCCCAACCTACTAGCTCAAGCACCAGTGGCTGGAGTCATGGATAATGGTTTAACGCCTTTAGAAAATGCTATATTTGATGATGAAGAAAAACTTATGAGACTTAGACAAAGAGGACTAGCATAATGTCTAACGAAACTTTAAGATCATTAATAGTAACAGACCCTAGTCTAGTAGATGAAAGCATAGACGTATCTGGTTTAAGAACACAAACAGATACTAATCCAAGATTACTTGCATCAATTGCAGACTTTCCAGGT